CCCTTGAAGATACAAAACATTTAGGAATTCTTCGAACTTTGGATGCGTTTTTTTGAAAAGAGGTGTAAATTCTAATTTTTTGCAAAATGTTGTCGCGATTTTCATTTTCCTTTTTTTTAACACTTTTTTGAAAATCCTTGAAGATACAAAACATTTAGGAATTCTTTGAACTTTGGATGCGTTTTTTTGGAAAGAGGTGTAAATTCTAATTTTTTACAAAATGTTGTCGCGATTTTCATTTTCCTTTTTTGGATACAAAATATTTAGGACACTTGGGAAACTTGAGAAAACACCATTTATCAAATTTTGTGTTCTACATTTTAGGTTAGGATTTTTATCAAGGGTTTGTATACAACCATGTTAAAACGTGATAGTTGGCCGTTTTTCTTCGTTTCTTTCGCTTTTCTACTCTTGACAATCTACATAAGAACCGACTATAAATCGTCTGCCAAAGAAGAAACATATTATCGAGTAGCTCTTTTTGTCTCAATCATTGCCTTGATTTTGTATTACAAGTATGATATTTACACACCACATATGCGTTTTTAGACGAATATCAAGTTAAAGACAACTCTTTTTTATGATTCAAATGACCACCAAATATATTGTTTTGACCAAAGATGACCGCGACACGATCGACGACAATACAAACAACCAAATCCTTTTTATCAACAAACCGCTCGTATACTTGATGCCATCCGTCAACCACACCTACTACGCCGAACGCGGACTTTTTGAAAATAACTTGATCGAATGGTGCAAACAGTTTTGCAATCCCGACTCTATAATGTTGGACATTGGTGCACATACCGGCAGTTACGCCATCTCGCTAGCACCCTACACCAAACAAGTCATTGCGTTTGAGCCGCAGAAGATGACGTTCTATGCCTTGTGTGGAGGTGTGGCTTTAAGCGGTGCGACAAATATCGATTGTATGAAATTCGGACTCGGCAACTCGCAACAAATCGGTAATAAAACGCTGCACATTGTCAGCAACGATGGTGGCGGATCTACCGTACACGAACCGCCCGCTGACAAACTCTTGGGTTCCGAAACCATCGAGATACAAACTCTCGATTCTTTGAATATCCAAGGTCGCATATCTTTCATCAAAATGGATGTAGAAGAAAATGAGCTCCAAGTTTTGCAAGGAGGTATGGAGACAATAGTTCGCGCTGGTTATCCCAAGATTTTGTTCGAGTCCAACAGCAATACAAATACCGCATTGTTTGATTATTTGCGGGAAATTCTCGGATACAAAATAGTCAAGGTGAATGGGTTTTTTAATATGTATCTTGCTGAGAGATAACATACAAGATTGAGGAAAAATATGTTTTAGTAATGTATAGAAAAATGGCGAACCACAATATAGACGCTTTAAATGATGAACAGAAAAAGGTTTATAAAGCAGGTGTCGATTTAAAAAAAGATTTCGAAACAAATCTGAAACCAAAAAATACCTTAACAGAAAATTTGACTCAAAAAATTAACAAAACAAACTACACTGCGTCATCAATTTTACATCTATTTGACTGTGGCCTTTTAAAGTTTTTATTAAAACAGAGTCTCAACCAAGATAAAGATTTAGAAAAAGCCCTAGCTTGTACATCAAATAATCTTGAAATTTATGTAGGCGTGGTAGCAACGGCTAATAAGAAAGAAAAGTCTGATGAAGATAAAAATAAAAACCAAGACACTGCTAATGGCACTACTACTGCTAAGAATAATAACGATAATAATGAAAAAAAAATTGGGGGCAACGGAGAAAATATGACAAATATAAATCCGATATATGTTAAAGTCGCAGACAACAGTTTCACTCAAGTGGGCCAAATATTTAAAAATTCCGATGATATGTTATGCTTTGTTTTTTCATCAACCGAAAAGCCGTGCTTTGAATTTATCGTAAAAAAGGAATATGCGGTTGCAAACTATCGAATTACTGATGAAACCAATAACACCAAAATGGTTTGTTTAAAACTAGATAATACTAAAAATGCCTACACGGCAGATAAAAAAGTATTTTACACATTAAACGGTGATACAATCATTTTTGGAAGTTTCAATGCAAACACAGAAGTTAACATCACAACATTAGTAAAATGCGAAAAAAACATATGCACCCCGGCAGACACGTCTACTTTGTTTACCCTCTTTGGATACAATGTCAGCAAAACAAGCGCAGCCCTAGCAACCGCCGCGGTACTTGGTTCGGCATACCTTTACCGAAAAATGAAGAAAAAGTCGAAGCGCAAGTCGGATTCTGCATCATCAAGTCGTAGTATATCCGCTTCTCCAAAATACAAGAAGCGAAAATCCAGTAAACGCGGTAAATAATTTTTTTTAGTCTACAAACATATAATAAATTTTTATTATATGCTCGAATAATTTGAAATCATCATTTAAGACGAAAAGTTGCCTTTACCGGCGCGTGATCGCTCAAAATCCGTTGTCCTTTCGCAATAAAACCGTCAACGGCACCACTTTGTATACAATCGAGTCTCTGTGGATTGTAATAAATCATGTCAACAATTCCGCCAAAGATGGTCGTGTCTTTATCATTTTCGGCAGATTCATAGGGAAACGAACGCAACCGTTTTGCTAACTCATCGTCTCTAAAAATATAATCCAAACCATACATCCAAATCTGCCATTTATCATACATTGACACATTTGAAGGTAACGGAGTCTCATTCAAAATATGGTCATATATCATGTTATAAAACGCACTCCAGTTATCGATTCTTGGATATTCAGTATCTTCGTTTTTTGGCAGACTTGCAAAATATGTGTCCTCGCCATCGGGTGGTCTTAATTTTGTATTGAGGTCGCCACAAATAATATCCGGCTTTTCTCTTTTGATCAATTCCATAATTTGTCGTATTTTTATTATGTAATTGTTGCCATGTAAACTTTGGATATCATCAAATCGACCGCCACTCAAATGAATCGTGGCAACTCTTATTGACGGTTTATTTTCAACTATTTGTATATCACTTACCGCCCAACATCGTGGGTGAATTTTGCCTTCATTATTGATAGTTTCGCGTCCATGGACTGTTAGTTGCGCGGGCATTGACAACTTGAGTTTGTCAGCATCATATTTTGAGTATATGGAATTCGAAAGTTTGCTTCCAGGATAGAAGAGTCCAACTGTATCGGGCCATGTGTATGGATGTGATTTGCAAGAAGCGACAAGATCCAGTTCACCGATTTTTTCAATAAAGTTTGTTTGCGGTTCATCGCCGATTTTGTATGTTTCCAAGTCTGCGCCGTTTGCATCACCAAGAAGCGCATCTTCTTGTATACACAAAATATCGACATTACTAAAGTGAGCTTTCAACTCTTGCCATCGTTGAATAGTTGTTTCATTTTTAACTGCTGATTGTAAACTGTTTTTGAACGCTGTTCGAACAGCCCTTGTTTGTTCTATATCATATGATTTGTCTGAATTATAAACTGGCTTGATTAAGTTCAGCCACGATTCAATATTGCATGTCATTATTGTAAAACTGGGGTTGCGAGCCGGTTTTTGAATTGGTTTTGGCCGCTGCAATTTAAATACTGATTTCTTTTTTAACGTGCCACCGACCTTTTTTGCGTCTTGTTTTGACACCAGTTTTTCTCATTTTGTATATATTGGATTTAGCTAAAAATTATGTTAAAAATCAAAAAACAAATGTGAAATAAATGGGTGCGATCCAGTCAAAACAACAACAAAAAGAAATATCCGAGTTCATCCAATGGCAGCAGCTCTGCAAAAATTTGGATCGGCATGCTCTCGGTCGCATATTTTCCGATGAGTTTCGCAGGCTGTGTGAATTATGGAACGCCGGATCACTTAGAGGCAAACATTTTAATCGCTGCACTTTTTTGGTTGATCGACTCGATAACGAAGAGCTGCAAGACCGGTATGTCTATCTTATCACTCAATGGAATGCCGGGAAGATTATGAAAGACGACTTTGAGCACGTGATTGAGCTCTTGAGTGGTACTGTTATTGCTACGACATCTTAAAAACTTTTACCACTTGCCAGTGGTCTTTTTCACAATCACATTATTACCACTCTTCTTCTTCTTAGCATTTGGGTCATACTCATCACCGTCGTCGTCGGCCAAATTCTTCGATAACTCCCAAAACTCTTTTGAACCCAACTTGAAATCGGGTCTATCCGCGGCCTTATACCAGAACACCTGATCGTTGATCTTGTTCGACTTGGCATTATTTGAAATCACCATGCACTCGTAGTTTTCGGTTGTCTGGTCCATAATGGAGCAGAAAGACTCGAGTGTCGGAAACATGGACGCATAATTCTCCCAAATCTTTTTTCTGTTTGACAAATAATTCTCGCGCAAAATAAAAACGTAGTCTATATTGGTGCGGAGATTTGGCGGAATACCCAAAGGATATTGCATGGTGATGATTAACATTACTTTCCAGTGTCTCAATTGTACCATTTTCATTCAGACATTTCTTTCTGAAATCATTAAACCAATGCTTTTTCAATGGGCATTGCACCCTCTCGGGTGGGTTTAGACTATATCTTAAGGCATCATTGTAATTGGTTAGATTACTCAACCCCACGGGCATTTAGTCGTTGAACAATCATCATATCCTTACCATTTACGGACTTAGATGACTTGCTGCGGGTTATCTCTATTTTATACCTTTTTACTGTACTTTATGTGATTAGCATAAACCACGACTCTATTTCTAAAGCCGCTTAGTAGTATAAACCTTTATAGAACTCTTTACGTTAGTGTTCTAAATCAAGACGTCTCCGCAATTTGGACGTGTCGCATATGAAGGAGTTGCGTCCTAAATATACTAGCCATTCTTTTGAAATGACTCAGGCAAACAATTCACCGTTCATGAAAAGGGATCGCATCAACTTGTCTTTGGTCCAGCTGCTGTCGTAGAGACAATCATCCAGAATGACGAATGTGCGAGGATCGATGGAACACTTCTTGTAGGTTTCCATCTCGGATTGACACTGCTTCATCACTGTCTTTTGACGGCGGAGAACATTTTCAATCAAAATCGTGTTGTACTCCTCGTGAATAAAGAGTTTGGGCACCAGCTTTCCGTAAAACCCGTTACCCGCTTCTGTCCCGGAGATAACAGTGCCGATGGGAATATCTTGGTGATGATACAATAAATCTTTGACTAAAAATGTTTTGCCAGTGTCACGACGCCCGATCAATACAATAACCGGACCCTTGTTTTCGCGCGGGTCGAAAGTGATCGATCTCATATCAAATTTTTTTAATTCCAATGTCATTTTATAGATTAACAAGAATATAAAAAAAACACACATTAAAACGCTTAAACCGTTGAAGAATTAAAATATCCTATTTCACAAGGCTCGTCGGGCACTGAGCTGTGGTCGGTCTTTACGACCTCCCGAAAGCCTGCCTTTGTAATTCTCCAATGGTCAGATATCAGTAACGATTTGAAATGACGCCCGAAGGGATTCGGGAGGCGACTTTGTCACCGACCACAGTTCCCATTTTAAATCTTCACTTATATAATTAGTTCAAACTTACTAAATTATATACATTTAGTAAATTATATTTCATGGATTCCAAGTTTAGCATTCACTACAAAAAAGCCAAAAAAATAGATTTAGACAAATTTGCGGGAATCGTTAAGATGCAGTCGTACATACCGATTTACAAACGGTTTTTCGAAATGGACGACTCCAATTATAATAAAATTTGCCTCAATAACAATTACCAAATATGCGACTTGAACACCGTTTACGACTGCACAAATAACAACGCCGTCGTTGAAAAACCAATCTTTGTGAAATTCTCGCCGCTTCTCGATCCACTCAATTTTTTGCGGGGTAAATACAATTTGGAATCTCCGATCACACGAGCCCTACCACAATTAAATTCTACCGCCGAGTCGTGTTTGCCTAAACTATTGGACATAAACAATACCGCCTATGTCGACGGCTTCTTTTCCTATTTGACGTCCATGGTGAAGGATGCCCACGGTTGGATCCATGGTGTCGAGTATTACGGATCCTTTCTCGCGATTCAAGAAAATTTCAAGTACAACATTGCCGATGATCTGGAGTTTGTAATGGAATGTCCATTTTTCAACAATAACATTGGTAAATACTTTACGATCGATGAAGAAGTCTCTGCCATTATAAACCAACACTCGGGCGAAGGATCTCGGGCGAATCGCAATAAACTTTGTATACAAGATGCCGATGCGGTCTCTTTAGACTTTGAGGATTTGTCTACATCCTTGGAGATACAAGATGTCCAACCGGTCGGACTTGAGCTCGAGTATGAAAACCAGGTTGGGCAGACAACGCAATTAAGTGCAGACGGCAGCGATTCTGGCTCTGACAGCGACTCCGACTCGGAAAGCGACACAAGCGCAAGCGCAAGCAGTGCAAGCGCAAGCGAAAGCAACTCGGAAGAAGACTCAGTTTGGGAAACTGAATCCGAATCAGAGTCAGACGACTCGATTTTCCAAGACGAAGATGAACAAATGTTCAGCTACTTGAAAGACTACCCTGTCCAAATGATTTTTCAAGAGAAATGCACCGGAACACTCGACCAACTGTTGATGAACCGCAAATTGAGCGACGATCAAACGATTGACGCCCTGATGCAAATTATTCTCACCCTGACCGCTTACCAAAAGATGTTTGACTTTACACACAACGATTTGCATACAAACAATATCATGTTTATCGAAACAGATGTTGAGTTTTTATATTACAAGGTAGACGACAAAGTATACAAAGTCCCCACAAATGGGCGCATATTTAAACTCATCGACTTTGGAAGAGCTATATACAAGTTTGGTGGTAAACTCTTTTGCAGCGACAGCTTTGCTCCGTCGGGCGACGCCTCTACACAATATAATTGCGAACCGTACTTTAACGACAAAAAGCCGCGAATTGATCCGAACCCCAGCTTCGATTTGTGCCGATTGGGCTGTTCTATGTTCGACTTTGTATGCAGGAGCAAAGAACCAAAAACACCTTTGCAAAAAATCATCGACAGTTGGTGCAACGACGACTTTGGTAAAAATATGTTGTATAAACCAAGCGGTCAATGCAGGTATCCTGATTTTAAACTATACAAAATGATTGCGCGAACTGTTAACAACTTGGTGCCGAAAGACCAGTTGAAAAATGTTGTCTTCTATTCGAGATACAAGTTTGAGGGGGAGACGACAAATCTTATGGATATTGATGCATTGCCTGTCTATTAAGGGAACCAAGGTTCCCTTATAATCCCTCCTTTTTTTCTTTTTCTTTTTCCTTTTTCTTTTTTTCTTTTTTCTTTGCTCCCTTTTTCCTCGGTTTCGTTGACCCTTTGCACATTTTTGTATCAAAAAATATTTCATACAAAAAACCAATTTAGAGCAACAAATGTATACTCACAGATAAACAAAACATGACAATCGACAAAATTGTATACATCAATATGGATTCAAGAACTGACCGCAACGATACAATCTTGAGCGAGTTGCGCCGTATTGGTTTCCCCGAAGATCGTGTCCAACGTTTCCCCGCGATTTGTTACAATGGATGCGCAAACACCGGTTGTCTAATAAGTCACGCAAATGTCCTCGAGATGGCCTACGACTCTGGTTACTCCAACGTCTTGATCCTTGAAGACGACTTTGTATTCATCGAGGATAAAAACAAAGTAAACGAGGATTTGAAAGCATTTATCGATTTGAACCTTGAATGGGATGTGGTCATGCTCACTACTTGTGGTGCTGTAGTATCCGAATATACAAACAGCCTTGTATCGCGCATATCGTCGTCTGGAAACGGCGCGGGATATCTTGTGAACCGGTCGATGATGTTGGAGCTCAGCACTTTGTTCAAGTCGAATGTTGATAATTTGTTTCTGACCAAACAGCACTGGAACTACCAGAATGATATTCTTTGGAAATCCTTGATGCCAACATCGAAGTGGTTTATGTTCAACCAATATTTAGGATATCAACAAGAAGGTTACAGCGACTTGTCGCAAGACAAGAAGATTGCGATTGTGCCTCAAGTTGTATGTAAAGATACAAAGATACAAGTCCATGTCGAAGAGATATCGACCGAAGAGATATCGACCGAAGAGATATCTTTGACCAAGTATACCTCAGACTCTGTCGTAAACACCGTGATAGAATCGTTTATCAAACGATCGAATATCGGTTTGCAAAAGTATGGCACAACTTTGGACCGCGAAGATTTGAAAGTGCTCGACTGGATACAACATGCTCAAGAGGAACACATGGATGCGATTTTGTATTTGGAAAAGTTGAAACGAGAGGTCATAAAAAAAGGTATATAAAGAAAGAATATACCAAACTATGATTACACGCATTTATTTCCCAAGTTCGTTGGGTCAAAAGAAACCAGGCGTCGATACAACCGCGAAATATTTAAAACAAATATTTGGGAAAACCGACACGATTGTAAACACAAAGAGCAACGATACTTTGTCAACTAACTTGAAAAAACTCTACCGATCAAACATGAAGGCGACTTTGCCAACTGTGAACATCGGCGGCGATCACTCGATGGCTATCGCGACCGTGGCCGCATCTCTCCAAAAACACGGTTCCGAACTCAAGGTGATTTGGTTCGACGCCCATGCCGACATCAACACGCGCAAAACATCGCCAAGCGGTAATTTTCACGGAATGCCGCTCGCATTTCTTACCGGTCTTGACAACGATTACCAAATGTTTCCTTTTTTGTATGACGTTCCAGAACTCAAGTTCGAAAACATTTTGTACTTGGGCATCCGAGACTTGGATCCAGGCGAGAAACAAGTGCTCAAAGATAAACAAATCAAGTATGTAAAAAGCGCCGATATCAATAACGATCCAAAGAGGGCGTTCGAAATTGTAAAGGCATTTGTTGGAAAGGCCCCGGTTCATTTGTCGTTTGACGTGGACGGAATCGATCCTGGCGAAATGCCGTGCACGGGAACTACTGCAAAGAAGGGTGTGCATGTAGAGGCAATCAAGCCGGTGCTCGACAAGATTATGAAGAAAACAAATCTTGTGAATATGGACATCACCGAGTTCAACCTTGAAATTGGTGATGACAAGCAGAGAGAGGTGTCTATGACAAACTTTGTGAAACTTTTTCAGAAATACCTATAAGAAGGAGAACTACGTTCCCCTTTAACCCCTCCTTCAACAAGGAGATCAGTTTGGCAAAATACCCACTGGTTCCTTAATTTTATTTCGAATTATGTATATTGAAGAGATTACCAACAGGGAAATTTCGGTCGAACTCCTGAAAATCATCGGTACATCTTGGGTTTGGACACTATAATAGATCCACATGCTTGACGAACAAATATTCAAGATACAAAATAATAAATCGAAGATCAACGCAAAGATCTTGTTTCAAAGTTGACAGAACAAAATGATCGAATATCTTTATTAGAAAGTGAAAATGCAAAACTGAATGAAAAAATTTCATTGACAAGAAGTGGTGGCATGACAATGATAGGATATAATACTGAAGGTCAACCTGTATTTGTTTCTCGAAATATTGAATATCAAAATTTCATCTTTAAATTAGGATATAACTTGCAAAATGGAACCTTTATTATCGATTCCCTCGCGGATTTACAAAACATTGCAAAATTTGATTTTAAAGATCTTGTGTCTGGCGGTCCGGGGAGGTATGAAGACTCAATTGTAGGTCACGTATGTTCAACGGCGTGGAATAGTTATCCACGCGATTTCTCGGATGCTGCAAGGGATGCATTTCAACGAGTAAATGTACAAGTATTATATGACGGAAAACCGATTTAATATTTTTTTTATAATTGGTTGTCATTTTACACCTCGCCGAATAAAGTTTAATTTGTGATTCGATTTTTCAATTCTTCCCAAAAAAACAATGGTGCAATCATTTTGCACTGGCAAATTTTATAATCACTGTCAAACGACTTTATAAGTCTATATTTATACTCTGTTTGATATATGCTGTTTATACTACTAATTAGCGCAATTTCTTTATTCGTAGTATTTATTAAGGCGCCTTTTAGACAAATTTTTTCTTCAGTAGTTCTTTTGATAATCAACAAAATTTTCCAATCGTCTTTATTCTTTTTTCCAGTTGTTGTGAATGGAATAAGTCTTTGTAAGTTCTCATACGAATGCGTTTCAAATTCAAACCCTTCTTTAAATGACGTGTTTTTTATTTTTAATTCTTCAATATTAAAATTATTTATACTTTCTTGTTTAACATGATACTGCATTAAACCAGGAGGTACAGGTACCATTTGGTATCGTTTATAATCTTTTGTTGTCAAATTCATTAAAGTCTTTATACAAAAAACTTTAAATTCTTTATCGTTATTGATAGCACATACCACTTTCGCTAATTGGTTATTATAACGGCGATGTTTTTGTGACAGCATTCGAAAAAAGGTTTAACAATCTAAGTGTAGTACTTAACGACAAACTGTTTGTACTTTTGTTTTTGTATAAGAGAAACATGAAAATAAGTCGTCCGATCACAGACAATGAAATTGCTGTGTAAGGTATTGATTTTATACCGGTGAAGATTTAAAATGGGACACCCCAACGGGGTGTCATTTCAAATCGTTACCGATACCGCTCCATCGGAGAATTAAAATGTCCCATTTTAATTCTTCAATGGTGTAAAGTGTCAGTCTGCATTTAAAAGAAAACCTAAGGTTCCAAGGGCAAGCCTCGCGCGAGCCCGAGCCTTTGTGTCCTTTAAATCCTTCCTCTTAATAAAAAAGTTGAATCAATTTATTATTTTTGATTGTTATAAAATACTCAGTTTTTTATAACATAATAGCAGTGTACTCTAATATAAGGATCAAAAAAAGCACAAAACAGAAGGAAGGATCAAAAGGAAACCATGGGTTTCCTTTAAAATTCGCAAACAAGATCAAACACGTTTGACGAAACCTCTTTATTCGCCATCGCATACTCACTCACGGTCCGTTCGAAAAAGTTCGACTTGCTCTCCAAACTGATGAGCTCCATAAAATCGAACGGATTCGCACTATTATAAATCTTATCAATATTCAGCTGCAAACAAAGCCGATCTCCCACAAACTCAATATATTGTGTCATCAGCTTCGCGTTCATTCCAATGAGACGGCATGGAAGCGATTCGGTAATAAACTCCTTTTCGATTTCCACCGCCTCTCTTATAATTTCGCCAACGCGCGCCTTCGAAATCTTCAGGTGCAACTTTGAATACAAAAGAACTGCAAACTCGGTGTGCAGTGCCTCATCACGGCTGATAAACTCGTTCGATAATGTAAGCCCAGGCATGAGTCCGCGTTTCTTGATCCAATAAATCGCCGCAAAACTGCTGCTGAAGAAAATACCCTCGACACACGCAAATGCGACCAATCGCGTGGCGAAAGTTTCAAGCGATTTATCATCAGTTCCATAGCCAATCCACTTGCGAGCCCAGTCAGCCTTTTTCGTAATCGACGGACAAGTCTCGATGGCCTTAAATAATCGGTTTTTTTCAGCTTTGTCTTTGATATAAGTTTCGATCAATATGCTGTACATTTCAGAATGAATATTTTCAATTGCGATCTGGAACCCGTAAAATGCTCTGGCTTCGGAAAGTTGGACATCGGCCATGAACCGGGTGGCCAAATTTTCCATGACAATTCCGTCACTTGCCGCGAAAAATGCCAACACCATCGAGACGAAATATTGCTCATCCTCCGAGAGTTTCGCCCAATCGCCGAGGTCTTTTGATAAATCGATTTCTTCGGCGCGCCAGAAGCAGTCGACCTGCTTCTTGTACATTTTCCAAATGTCGTTATCCTGTATGGGAAACATTACGTAGCGAGAAGTGTCTTCTTTCAAAAGTGGGTCGGTCATTTCCTAAATAATATACAATAGGGAGATTTTTTATGTCCATTCTTTTCATTACATACTTGTGTTGACCGCGAATCGCTGAACGCAGCATGTGAGTTCAGAATGACCAATTTTTGTGACAGCATACAATAAAAAAAAATATGATAAACACGAATTTTGACAAAATCGATCCAAAAACACTTCAAAAAATGGTATTTATTTACAATTCGGTAGAGACTGGCTGGAAGGTGAAAAAAAGGGATAACAGGTACATCTTTGAAAAACGGCATGGAAACAAAAAGGAAGTTTTCATGGACGATTATTTAGAGAAATTTGTGGTTGAAAATGCTTCTTTAAACCCTTGAATTTTCCATGAATTTATAATTCGGCATTTTCATTTGGGAGTCCGCCCATAATTCTTTCGAATTGTCGCGCAATTTCCTTTTCCAACATGGGGAGTCGAGTATACAACATTGGATTCTTGCCATTTGCATATTTATTGGGATTAAACTTAATAACTATGTTTTTTTCATCTGGTGACACAGCGCCGGTGTTATATACAATTTGTAACAAGGTGCCACTAATTTGTATTTCGCTCAAACCGTTTTTGTGAACAAAGCCGTCGAACTTGGAATCGATAAATTTTTGTATGACGGTGTCCTTCGATTTATAAAGGGTTTGCAAAGTAAGTGCATCGGTTGGATACAACGTCACATAACAGTGTGAGCAAAAACCCTTGAATCTTGGCAATACCCCAGTCTTGCCGGAACAGTTGACACAAGTCGGTGTTGTTTCTTCTTTTTTTTCTTCTTCTTCTTCTTTTTCTTTGTCAAACCAGGCTTTACAACTTGTGTTTTTACTCTCGGGTTCGCGATGCAATGAACAAAAGAGGGGTTTCCGAAAACAAAATCCATAGACCGCCTTGTTCCGACAGGTGTCCTTTTTGCAAATTGTCGGCATTGTTTACAATGAATTTATACATTATTTGTCCCCTAAATAATAAACCAGGGGGCAAATGCAATTTTCATGTCTCTACATAGGGTGATTGAGTTGTTTTGATACATCCCCTACAATCGCATAAGACCCAGGGTCTTTGGGGAATCGCATTTCCAGCAAAAATGTAGACAAATGATAAAAATGGACAATTGTTCGCTCAGATTTAGGAGAAATTATGTTTTGGGATTATATAAAAAAAAATGGGAGGAGCTTTAATGCAATTAGTCGCCTACGGCGCACAAGATGTTTTCCTTACTGGAAACCCCGAGATTACTTTCTGGAAGGTGTCTTACAGACGCCACACCAACTTCGCCATGGAGTCCATCGAGCAGACCTTCAACGGTCAGGCTGACTTTGGTCGCCGTGTGTCCTGCACCATCTCCAGAAACGGAGATCTTGCCTACCGCACCTATGTCCAGGTTACTCTCCCCGAGATTAACCAGTCAATGAAGGGCAGTTCTGGCGATGTCTATGCCCGTTGGTTGGACTACCCCGGCGAGCAGCTCATTGCTCAGGTCGAGGTCGAGATCGGTGGTCAGAGAATTGACCGCCAGTATGGTGACTGGATGCACATCTGGAATCAGCTCACTCTCTCTTCTGAGCAGCAGGCTGGTTACTACAAGATGATTGGCCACACCACTCAGCTCACCTACATCACTGATCCCGCTTTCGCTGAGATCAACGGCCCCTGCGCCGCTGTTGGTGGACCCAGTCAGGTTTGCGCCCCTCGCAAGGCCCTTCCTGAGACCACTCTCTACATCCCCCTCCTCTTCTGGTTTTGCCGAAACCCTGGTCTTGCTTTGCCGTTAGTGGCTTTACAATACCATGAAGTCAAGATTAACATCGATTTCAGACCTATTGGTGAGTGCTTGTGGGCTGTCAAGTCTTTGACTGACATCGCCAGCAGTTCTTCCCAGGCTGTCACCACTGCCTACCAGCAGTCCCTCGTCGCCGCCTCCATCTACGTTGATTTCATCTTCTTGGACACCGACGAGCGCAGAAAGATGGCCCAGAACCCCCACGAGTACCTCATCGAGCAGCTCCAGTACACCGGTGACGAGTCTGTCGGATCTTCCTCCAATAAGATCAAGATCAACTTCAACCACCCTTGCAAGGAGCTCATCTGGGTCGTCCAGCCCGATGCCAACGTCGACTACTGCGCCTCCCTCGAGGGCAACAGTACTCTCTTCAAGGTCCTCGGTGCCCAGCCCTTCAACTACACCGATGCCATTGATGCTCTGCCTCCTTCCATCCATGCCTTCGGCGGCCCCGCCGAGACCTCTGGTGCCAACGCCTTCATCTCTGGAGGTGTCTTCCAGATGCCCGGTGCTACCGATGCTGTCTCTGGCGGCTCGATGAACACCAACCAGGACTGGCACTCCACAAGTGGTGTCTTCAACCCCGACGGCTCCACCCCCAACGGCTCTGCCGTCTCCGATGCCGGCACCTTCGTGCTCGCTGAGACCGCCCTCAACCTCCACTGCTGGGGCGAGAACCCCGTCGTCACCGCTAAGCTACAGCTTAACGGCCAGGACCGCATCTCCGAGAGAGAGGGTTCTTACTTCGACGTTGTTCAGCCCTTCCAGCACCACACTCGCGCCCCCGACACTGGAATCAACGTTTATTCTTTCGCACTCAGACCTGAGGAGCACCAGCCCTCAGGGTCTTGCAACTTCTCCAGAATCGATAACGCCACACTCCAGTTGGTGCTGTCATCCGGAACTGTTGCTGGCACTTCCACTGCCAAGGTCCGTGTCTATGCCTACTCTTACAACGTTTTGCGTGTGATGGCTGGTATGGCAGGTTTAGCATACAGTTCTTAGGCAAATGGATGGTATGGACGGTTTATAACAACTTTTATAAAAGTATTGCAAATTTTTTAATTAACTGCATAATTTGATTTAAATAAACAAAAATTAAATTATATTTTTATTTCTTGGACTCAGACGCGGATCTTCTGTCGTCACGACTAAGCTTAGTATTATTACAATTCATTATATTAATGATTCGGACACTTGGAGTTTTCAACTCTTTTTTAGAACAATTCTCGTAAATTTTTTCCAAACGTTCCAAAAATAAGAAAAAGTCAAAGTCTTTTTTCATAATATTGCACTCGGTACAGCATGCGTTTGAGTTGTGAAAGGTGTACCCACTTTCGTTATCAAATCTGTCAATCCCGTTAGTATGGTTCTCGTCTGACTTTTTACCACAAACATAACAAACTTCTTGAATCAATTTGTAGTAATCCTCTTCGGAAAGCTCAAACTCATAACCGCGCTTGATTGCATTGTATCTGTAACATTCGTATGTAGACCCCTTATGGTTTGCGAAAGCATCCGGATATTTCTGACCAGTACTTAATTTGCAGTTGTGTCTTAAAATATGTTCAACACGTTGCATAAATGTAAGAATATCAAGTGCACCTTTCATCATATTACATTCGGTACACGCACTGACACAATTGTCAAGATCATATCCTTTCATGCTGTCCATGCGATCAACGCCATTAAAACCTCTTGGTTGAATTTCTCCACAGTAGTAACATGGGTTTTTAGTGATATTATTAAACTGTTCTTGCGTCAAATCAATTGTGCCTGGAAATCTTCGGTTACGATAGTTTAATTGGGTTAACGCAATTATTTCAGGATTTGCCTCTCTCCACTCGCGTTTCACAGCCTGGCGTTCTGGTTTTTGTGCGCCGATTCTGTCAATTTCACGTTTGTGCTCCTTGTCACGTTTTTCATCCTGTCTCTTGTTCTCATCGCGACATGGCTTGCAGGTTTTCATTTCTGCACCGCCAGCACCACTGTACGCCTCAATTGGCCGACGTTGACAGCAAACAGAGCACTGTTTCATTCCATCGACCACTTCGCCAGACACGGCAGCCCGCTTCGCTTTATCCCTTTCGCGCTCTTTCTGCAAACACTCTTGGCAGCTTTTGTTGGCGTAATCGGCACCAAGTTTGGTTCGGCATCCTTTCAAGTATTTTACACAGGGTCGCACACCTTCCGCGGTGCATTCGTCGACAAACAAACAAAGTTGGTGGAGACCGCAGTAAATATTCTCCACGGATCGTTTGAATTTGCAGCCTTCGGATTTGCACAAAACCACGTTTTCTTTTGCTTTCGCGCGGTTTAGTTTACCTCTTTCATTGCAACTCGCACATTGTTTGATGTCTCCTTCGAAAAAGTACATTTTCATACAACCTTTGCATAACTGGAGCGCCAAAAGCATTTCGGGAGTATAATCCACCATGTACTGGTGATTTTTGCAAAACTGGGTGCCATCCTGCGAATTACTTCGGCACGGGTTGTTGTTGCGATCTTTGCCCAAACACTTCGACATTTTTTTTATGAATTATTTTTTGCTTTACATTAAAGTATACCAAGTTTTTGCTTCGTTTTCGGGTGGAGCAAACAAATTAATAAAAACAGATTTTATTATCATAAATATATGACATAATTGTTAAAATAATTTTATTTTTTCACACTATATTTCTTTTTAAAAATCGCTACATGCATGCATAAAG